AGACCGGTCGCAGATGGTTCGCAATCCCATTTCGGCGCGCCGGATGGTTTACGGCAGATGCCGGGTCAGCGGAACCATTGTTTACCTCAGCACGACGGGAGACAAGAATCAGTTCCTGCACATCGTCGTCACGCTCGCCGGCCACGAGATCCAAGCCATCGACGAAATCTATTTCAACGACGAGCTGGTGCCGCTCGATCCAGTCTTCACAAATGAGCCGACCGGTTTTTACGCAGGCGTCGCGCGCATCAACAAGCATCTCGGCGAGACTTATCAGACGGTCGATGAAGACTTGGAAGACGACACCGCGAGCCTGACCGATGGAAAATGGACGGAGAACCATCGCCTGCGCGGCATCGCCTACCTTTACGTGCGTCTCACGTGGGACGCCGAGAAATATCCGAGCGGAATCCCAAACATCAGCGCCGTCATTCGCGGCAAGAAGGTGCTCGATCCGCGCACGGGAAACACCGCCTACTCAGCCAACGCCGCGCTCTGCCTTCGCGACTACCTGACCGACACGTCGCTGGGCATGGGCATGACCGCAGCCGAGGTTGACGATACCGCTTTTGGCGTCGCCGCCACCATCTGCGAAGAACAGGTTCAAATCCTGCCCGTCTCGCCCGTCGTCAACGAGAACCGCTACGAGGCGAACGGCGTGATCGTGACGAGCGCCAGCCCAGACGAGAACATCGGCAAGCTGCTCTCGGCAATGGGTGGCCTGATCGCCTACACGGGCGGACGCATCGTGCCCTACGCTTCAGCCTACCGGATTCCGACCGTGACCCTGACCGAGAAGCATTTCGTGGGACCGCTCAACGTGCAGACGCGGACGAGCGCGCGGGACCGGGTGAACTCGGTCAAAGGCGTTTACGTGAGCGAGACGAACAACTGGCAGGTGACCGACTTCCCGACGATTAGCTCGCCAACCTACGTCACGCAGGACAACGGCAACGTCTTTTTCCGCGACGTGGTTCTGCCGTTCACGACTTCGCCGAGCTGCGCTCAACGGCTCGCCGTGCTGGAGCTTCGCCGCGCTCGCGAGGAAATCACGTTCTCGGCACGCTTCCGTCTTGAGGCGATGCAGGTTCGGGCCGGTGACACGGTCATGATTACCAACGAAAAGCTCGGCTGGTCGTCGAAGGTCTTCGAGGTCATGGAGTGGAATTTCGCGAGCGACGGCACGCCTCCGCAGGTGTTTATCGACATGACGCTGCGGGAGACCGCTTCGTCGGTTTATTCGTGGGACGTTGACGAGGAAATCTTTGTCGAGGACTCGCCGAACACGACGCTGCCCGACCCGTTCACGCTCGGCGCGCCGACCAACCTTTCGCTGACGGCAGACGGCACGACGCAGCTCGTGCAGGCCGATGGCACGATCTTGCCACGGATTCGCGTCGGCTGGACTCCACCGGCTGCGGAGTTCATCCAGAGCGGTGGCTCGGTCGTCATCGAATACAAGCCGGCCGCAAGCACGACCTACCTGACGTGGAACACGGTCGAGGGCGCGCAGACCGAGGACTTCATCTCGTCCGACATTACGATTGGCACGAACTACAACGTCCGCATTTACGGTGAGAGCTTCTTCGGGATTTCGACAAGCTATCTCAGCGGCTCAATCACCGTCGCAAAAGACACGACCGCACCGGCGATTCCGACCGGACTGAGCGCTGCCATCGGGACCGGCAAGGCCGTCTCGCTCGATTGGAACGACAACATTGAGCCGGACTTTTCGGAATACGGCATTTATCGGAACACTTCGGCAGTCACGCCGGCCAATGCGAACACGGACAAGATCGCCGAGGTTCGCGCGTCGCGGTTCGTGGACACGGACGTAAACATCGGAACGACGTATTACTATTGGCTGACCGCCTACGACTCAGTCGAGAACGTCAGCGGATTTACCAGCTACGTGCAGGCCACGCCGTCGGTCATCACGGCCGGGCCAATCGACCCGAGCGCGCCGGATCAGCCAAACGCTCCGACGCTGGTCAGCACGACGGTCTATCCTTCCACGGACGGCACGAGCTTTGCGCGAGTGTCGCTGACAGCGCCACCGTTGCCGACCAAGGCCGTTGCGCTCGATATCCTCTACCGGCGCACGGGCGCGAGCGATTTCATCATCGGCAATCAGATCAACTCGTCAGTCTCCTACGCCGTCACGATTGACGATTTAACCGTCGGCGAGGCTTACGAATTCGGCGCACGCGGCATTTCTTTCTCGGGTGCGTTGTCGCTTGTGTCGCCGCTGCTCAGTCTGACAGCGCCGAGCAACACGATCCTGCCGACGGCACCGACGGCTTCATTTATCGACGGGCAATTTGCACCGCCAGTTTCGCAAGGGAAAATTCCGATGTTTGCGGTTGGCATGACGATCACTGCCTCAGCGAGCACAGACATTGCGCGAGTGCAGTCGAAGGTCGCGGTTACAAATGATCCGACAGATGGTGCGGCGTGGTATGCAGACGGGAACAACAGTCTTTTTGACCAAGCCATGCCGGCGAATGGCAGCGTGCGAGTGGCTTTTTACGACGTCACGGGAATGACTGCCGGATTCGGATTTGCTCGCGTTATCTCTCGCAGCGGCATCGCCTCAAATTGGACTTCCCTCGGCAGCGTGCAGGCTGACTCGTCGCTGATCAAGCGACCGCTCGGAACGGTCTCGCAATTCAACACGGACGACGTAAGCACGACCGGCATCAAGACCGGTGGCGGCGCGAGCACTCGGCAGATCAACGTGATTTTCTCCGAGTCGGTCGTTGCCACTTTGGCCGGCGGTGCGGCGTCGGAAACTTTTGAAACATCGCTGACGAATCGCGGATTCAGCGCGAAGCCTGACATCGGGATCGCGCAGTGCGCATCGGACGGAAACATCTCGGCCGCTTACGATTTCGACGCAGCCGGCAACAGCAGCGTGACCGCAGTCATCCGCGTCTCGACAATCGACGGCTCAAACATCGGCGCAGGCAATTACCGTTTTAGCGTCGAGTTTACCGACTTCACCTAACTTTATGGCCTTTCAAAAAACCATCACCCTCGCCAGCGGAGTCTCAGGAAATTACACGCGGCTGATTACCTACCGCTGGGATCGTTCGACGCGCGAGGCCGTCGCGTTGTTTGCGCTCTACCTCGATGCGCAGGCCGCGCAGTCAGGCAAGCACGCGCTGACTCCGTTCATCGCCAAGCTCCGCCTCGACGGTGCGAAGTTCGACTTCTACCTCGGCAACGCGGTGCTGAGCGAGCACGCGGCGATTGCGCAGCTTTACGCAGCGGCGAAGGCCGAGCCGGTCTCGTGCGACGCCGGATCAAACGTCTTCGCCGACGCCGTGGACGCGTAGTGATTCCGCGCTGAGTCTGTTTTTTCTTCAGACGTAAGCCGTTGACTATCAACGCGCACGGATTGCGTGCGATACTTCGCGCACATTTGACTTCACATCGTCGGGCGGATGTGTAGGGTTTGCTCATGCCAGCCGACGCGAATTAACGCCAAGGACGCAATCGACCATGACATCCCAATCCGCACTCACCCAAGCTCTGGTCCTCGCGCTGACCGCGCCAGACCAACAGCGCGCCGACCGCGCAATCGCTCTCGCCGAATCCATCGGCGCGGGCTGCACGGCGAAGCAGATTGCAGCGGCGAAGCGCAACGCGGCAAAACTCACGAAATGAAATCCACGCTCCTCTTCCTCGCGCTCGCGGCTACCGCGCACGCGGCGCCACCCGCCTCGTTCTGGCGGGCGATCCATCTCGTTGAGACATCCGGCCGCACTGGGCCAATCCTCGGCGACGGCGGGAAGGCGCTGGGACCGCTCCAGATTCACCGCGCATATCACGCGGATTCACGCGTAGCCGGCGATTACAGCCGAGTGGCCGATCTCGACTACTCCAAGCGCGTCGCGACCGCATACCTCGAGCGCTACGCGCCCGCGGCGTGGAAGGCGGGCGATGTCGAGACGCTCGCTCGCGTGCACAACGGCGGACCGAGAGGTCATCTCAAGCCGGCAACCAAAGGCTACGGCGCGCGCGTCAAGGCGCTCACAAAATGAACCCACCCGACCAACCATGCCAAGCCACACCCGCTGGCGATCTACGCCAGCAGATCATGGACAGTAGAGTGCCAAAAAATGAACGGGAGTGGTGGGCATCGCGCGAGATTGAAAAACTTGAACGCAAACTTGCCGACTGGTCCGTGCTCAAAGGCTGGGGCGGCACGCCCGAAATCGTTCACAAGTTCGTGAAGGGCCAGCAGCACCGGATTCACTACTGCCAAAACCTTGAGGCCGAACTCACCGCGCTTGCGGCCGAGCGCGACCGCCTCCGCGCCGAGGTGGAGCGGTGGAAGAAACAAATCAAAGACGACAATCGCTCCTACGGCTGCGAGCTGCGCGACCCGAACGGCACGATTTGGCAGCAGGCGACCAAGGACCGCGCTCGCGCCGAACGGGCCGAGGCCGAACTAATCACCGAGCGCGCGCGGCTGGATTACCTTGGTCTGCACATGGGCACTGCGCTAGTTGCCCACGCTCTCAACTGCGATTACAGCCGGTGCTTTCCGATCCGCGACGCCATCGACCTCGCGATGAAAAACGAAACCAATCCATGACCACCGAACAACACCTCGAACTATTAACCGAGCTGCGCGCCATCCGCGCGGCTCTCGAAGCCAAGCCTCGGGCGGCATCGCCGGCCACGCCCACCGCACCGACCGCGACGCCGAACAGCCTTCCGCCGCCTGCGGTCGAGATACTCAACGCAGGCGACGTGCAGGTCCACTTCGGCAAGAACACCGGGACGCCGCTTAGCTCGCTGACCGACAAACAACTGCTCTGGTATGGCGCGGATCGCCCGGAGCAGCTCAAGAAAGACGGCACGCCGTTCGCTCCGCGCGAGGCCGACGTGCTATTGAAAAACGCGTGCCGCACCTTGTGGCATCAGCGCAAGAGCGCTCCAATCGTGCTGGCGACGCAGCCGGCAGACGACGGCGAGAACGTGCCGTTCTAAAACTTCTCGGCGGTTCCGAGTATAAACCCAACCCTACGACGCCGCTGGTGGCGGTGCGAAAATACGCCAGCAACTATTTCCCAAAAGGAAACCCGCCGGCCAACGACGACCGGCGGGCAACACGAAACACACACACGATACACTAACATGGACAACGTAAAATCAGAGATCGCGGTCGCAGAGACCGCCACGAAAGCACCGATTCAGTTCGGACAACACGGCGTGCAATTGCAGAGCATCGACGAGGCTTTCCGCTTCGCTCGCGCGGTAGTCGCCTCGGGCTGGGCACCGAAAGGAATGGAAAAACCGGAGTCGGTAATGATAGCGATTCAGTTCGGTCTCGAGATCGGACTCACGCCGATGGCGGCGCTCCAAAACATGGCCGTCATCAACGGCAGGCCGGCGATCTACGGCGACGCCGCGCTCTCGCTGGTGAGATCCAGCGGGCAGCTCGTGAGCTACAAGGAGACCGAAGTCGGCGAGCCAGGCAAGGACAGCCACGGCTTTATGGTGACGGTGCAGCGCAAAGGATTCGACGCAGCGAGCGAGACGTTCACCTGCGCCGACGCGAAGGCCGCTAAGCTCTGGGGCAAGGCCGGGCCGTGGAGCGACTACCCGAAACGCATGATGAAATTCCGAGCACGCGGATTCCTTCTGAGAGATCAGTTCGGCGACATCCTTAAGGGACTGCGAACCGCCGAGGAAGCGCGGGACATGCCCAGCGAAATCAACGTCACTCCTCTGGCCGACAAGCTCGCGGGCGGACTGAGCGACGCAATCAACAACTAATGACTAAACCACGCGTCAGGACCGCAGGAATTCCGACCCGCCGCAAAGACGTGCACGTCGAGATCGCGAAACCGAAGCGCCGCCAGGTCGTGGACGAAACGACTTACAGCCGAAACAAAATGGGCATCGCGGTGGACAGTCGCGGCCGCTTCATCGGGCGACGCGACATCGAAAAAGGCGCGGCACATTTCTGGAACTCACGCAGGAGCAAAAACACATGAGCAACGACAACGACACGAAGCAGACAGCAATTATCAACGCAGCGACGGAGCAATTCCGGGCGCTGCTCGAAACAAACTTCCGCAGCATCGCCAAGGCCGCGCAGGACGGATTCATCGAGGACGAGGACCAGACGGAACCAAAGGCGAAAGCCTCGTTTACCGTCGAGTGGGACAGCCTCGCGCAAGCGCCGAAGGTAGGCGTGAAGATCGCGTGGTCGGTCCGGTTTAAGGACGAGTCGGAAACGGAGATCGACCCGTTGCAATCGAAGCTCGGGCTGGAGGAAATCAAATGAGCAACGAGACCATCGAAGAATACCACGCCAACCCGGCTATCAGTCACTCGAAGCTTGAGTGCTACCGCAGGCGGCCGGCGCTTTACTTCAAGAAATACGTGGCCAAGACATTGCCGCAGCCGGAAGAGACCGGCGCGTTTCGCCTCGGCTCGGCGGTGCATTGCGCGGTGCTGGAAGAAAAGGAATTCTCATCGCGTTACATTCTGCGACCCGACTGCGACCGGCGCACGAAAGAGGGCAAAATCGAGTTCGCCGAGTTCTCCGCACAGCACGCTGACAAGACGCTGCTCGACGCCGACGAGATGGCGCAGGTCGTGGCGATGCGCGAAGCGGTGGCGGCGCATCCAATCGCGTCGCGGCTACTCGCGGAAGGGATGCCGGAGATGACTTGGCGCAAGTTGAAGCCCAACGCTCTGGGCGCTCTGCAATGTCGGACCGACTGGTTCGCTCCGTGCGGCTGCGAGATCAGTGACTTCCACCCTTACGCGCTGGACGTGAAGACCGTCGAGAGCCTCGACAGCGACGCGTTCCGCAACTTCGAGCGTGCGGCGTTCAGCTACGGCTACCACCGGCAAGCGGGTTTCTACCTGCCGTTGATCAACGAAATCTTGGGCTATCCGGTCTCGCGGATGTATTACGTGGCGGTCGAGAAGTGCGAGCCTTACGGCGTCGCAGTTTACAAGCTCTCGGACGATGCGATTGCGCGAGGCCAGGACGAGAACATCGCGGACCTCGTGCGGTTGAAGCGCAGCCTTGAGACGAACGACTGGCCGAACATTGAGCCGACGATCCATGAGTTGAAACTGCCGGCGTGGTATGCGAAATGAAATCCAACCTTAAATACAACTGGCGAATCATGCTTGTCAGTCCTGAGCATAGAATCACCGCGCACAAGAACTGCACGCTTGAGCAGGCGCTGCTCACAGCCGACGAACTCGAGACCGAAGTCGAGTGGCTCGTCACCGGAGTATTCATCTCGCGACAACCACGGCCATGAAAGAACTATTTATCATCACCGTTGCGACCGCAGTCTGCGCTAGCGCAATCTGCTTTTGGCTCGGCTACGAACTCGGCAAGCGACGCGGGCGCGACGAGCAATGGGTCAGCGACTACCTCGCGTACGAACGCAAAACACAGGCCGGCCGAGACAAGCTCGGACGGTTCAAAAAACGAAAGGCACCTTATGGTAAGATCAAAATCCCAGCACCAAAAAACGAATCATGAGATCGACCGGCGGCTGCTCGAAATGCAGTCACCGAGCGAGATCGTCCGAAATCTTCGAGGCGCAACACTGAGCAATGTCCACGCGAGAGCGCGGAGGCTCGGACTGGCGCTGCACCGCATCACGCCGGCCGAGCGGGATCATCTCGTCTGGCTGCGGAAGGGGGCGAAGAAATGAAACCCCATCGACAACGCATAGCCATCGCGAAAGCGTGTGGCTTCAAATGTAGCGAATACTCGGACGAATTGGGGCAACTCGTCGCGGAGTTCATGCCCGACTACCTCAAAGACTTGAACGACATGCATGAGGCGGAGAAGGTGCTGAACAACGTCCAGCGAGAGCGGTATCGCACTGAGCTGGTTTACATGCACGCCGGGAGAGATGTGTTTGCAACCTCCGCCCAACGCGCCGAGGCTTTTCTCCGCACAATTGGCAAATGGGAGGATGAAAAATGAACACCTTCATTTTCGGCGACCCGAAGGGACAGCCGAGGGCGCGAGCCTTCGCCCGCAAGATGGGCGCGAAACACGTCGCGCGGATGTATGACAGCGACGTGGCAGACGCGTGGAAGCGGGCGGTAGACCTCGGGATCGAGCGCGAGCTAAAGGCGGCGGCGGGGGCACTCGATCCGGTCGGAGCGTTCGAGTGCAAGCTAACGTTCTTCTTCCGCCGGCCGAAGTCGCATTATGGCAAGGGCGGACACGTGAAGGCGAGCGCGCCGGTCTGCCACGTCTCCAAGCCGGACGCTGACAACTTGGCGAAGCTCGTGCTCGACCGCATCACGCGCGGCGGGCGGATCTGGCGGGACGACTCGCAGGTGGCGAAGTTAAGCGTGCACAAGTTCTGGGCGATCACCGACGCGCGCATCGGCGTTTACCTCAGCGTGGAGCGATTTGAGCCGAGCGGGGCTTGACGCTGGGAGCGGATTGGATAAACAACAAGCAGGCCGTGAAAAGCCTACTGCACGACATGAATCATAGATCAATTTCCCGGCCAGTTTTCGCGAGGCGTTTCGTGCGCCAATTTTCACCGCGAAGGCTGGTCGGGTTTTTTTATTTATGAGCAAGCTACCTTTCCTTCAGTTTTACCCATCGGACTATTTGGTTGATACCCGAGTCCTTTCGCTGGCCGCTCGCGGAGCGTGGGTCGACATCATTTGCGTGCTGCACGCCTCATCGACGCGGGGCACTTCGACTTTGCCGGCGAGAGGCTGGGCCAGAATCATGGGAGCGACCGAAGCCGATTTTCAATCTGCGCTCAGTGAGATCGAAGAAATGAAAGTCGGAGACGTGATACGAGAGTGTAACGGAAATGTAAGTGTTACATGTCGCAGAATGATGAATGAATCTATCACGCGTGAACAGACAAGGTTACGCGTTCAAAACTATCGAAAGAAACACGGTAACAAAGCCGGTAACGAATCAGGTAACGCAGATGTAACGCCCAAGAAGTCAGAAGTCATAAGTCAGAAGTCAGAAGAAGAAGGTAGCGGGGTTGTGACCCCGCCGCCTGCAATTCTTTTCGATGACTTGCTGGACGAACCCGAAAAGCCCAAGAAACAACCCAAACAGACCGACGCGGAATGGCTCGCGGAGCTTGCGACGTCGCCCGCATACTCAGGCATCGACGTCCGGCGCGAGTATTCGAAGATGCAAACGTGGTGCGGCGTAAACCGCAAGATGCCGAGCCGGCGCCGATTCGTCGCATGGCTGAACCGCATCGAAAAACCGATGGACGCTGCGAAAGGAAGCCGAGCACATGAAAGCATCATCGACCGCTCCTGATCCATCGCCCGCGGAGCGCCGGCTGATCGCGGCGTGCGTGGCCGGCGGCGTGCAGACCGTGGCAAGCGCAGTCAACCACGGCATCAGCGCCGAGACCTTCGCCGACCCGATGCTCGGGATTATCTGGCAGGCTCTGGTGCAGACCGCGACCGAGGACAAGGACACGCACGTTTTCAAAGTCGGCCGTCGCGCCTTTGGTTCGGCCATCGATGCCGAGAGCATGGGCCAACTGGCGGAGATCGCCGCACTTGAGCCGACATCGATCTTTGCGAAGCAGCTGACGATCGAAGTCATCGACGCGAACAAGCGCCGCAAGGCCGTCACGAAGCTCGGTCAGGCGCTTCACGCGGTCACTCCACGCGAGGGCGGCGAGTGGGAAGAGGACTGGTCGGCCGCACGGAAAGCGATTCACGAGGCCGAGATCGCGGTTTCGATTCAAGGTGCGACTAAGAGCCTCT